ATCCTATCCGCTGCCATCTGGGCAACTTCTTCTATAGAATGACCTTTATTATCGGTAGTGAGTACCTCTATATTTCCCACTGAAACAGAAGAACTTACCTCAAACATTATACTTTCCCCTGCATTGAGACAATTTTATCGTTTCTCTCGAATAAAACCGGTTGAACATCCAAGGGTTCCGGGGGTTCAATGTTCGATTTTTGTATCAGCGTAAGTGTATCATCTTTTAGATTCATTATTAATGGATCATCTAATCTATGATATCCGTATAGTTTTTCTTCTACAGGGACATCGGTATCTAAAAGAGCCGAACACGAAGCTACATCTATCCGCATACCTCTTGCAACAGCAGCCGAGAGCCAAAACTCTGTACATGCGCGCCCTGATTCAGCCATATGAAGATTAGTTTTATAAGAATAATCTATACCGTATAAGAAAAGTTTTCCTATTTCATTGTATATGGCAAAAGCTATGGCGTAAGGGATTGTGTTATTGAAATAGCAAAGCCCTGTCTTTTCGATGATTTTCTCTAGCGGGAAAAGAACAGCCCCAGGAACTCTGCTATCAAGTTCACATGTGTATATAGGACCGGGATGTTTAGGAAGTTCTCTTCTAAGAGCGGATGTTTGCTTACCCGCTAAGTCGGTATCAAAAAATCTTGATGGCGGATCCATCATAAACACTCGATCATGCTTAATAGGTGCCAGCATAGAGTTTACAGCCCACACCTCATCGTATTCTGCCCCATTAGCCACTGAAGAGGTGTATTCTCTCTGAGAATCCCCTAATCCAACTAAAGCTACCGAGGCTCCTTTGAGATCAATCATGCGACATCTTTCCGAACACGATCATAACGATATTCATCCCTGGTTTGTTTACCTTCTCCGAGGTTCTTCAACCACTGAATAGCTTCCATGAATCTATTGTTATAAAGGGATAATAAATCTTGTTCGCCTTTCATAAAAGTATAGGCCTCAACCAGGGCACCATACAGAAGGGCTAACTCGGCATTCGTCCCAAGCCAACTAGTGCCATCGCTAGTTGCTGTAATTGAAGTTGGCCTATAAAAATAATGTAATTCAACGGCATAATTATCATCTGGTGTGGGTGCCACTAAGAAAGCTGTATCATTCCAATCCCCATAATATAGAGGTTCCCCCGTAGTGGCTGGGTTTGGCGTATAATCCTGTAAAAAAGTTACCTGCTTATACAGAAGAAACTTATTTTCCGAGCTTACAATTACACTCAAGGAAAAGGGGGATAAGAAAGCTTCCGGTTTTGCTAAAAACTTACTTGAAGTAGTTAGGTTTCCAGACACGTTGCTACGGAAAACATCAAGCTGACATTCCTTTAGAATTCGCTCTTCAGAATTTATAATAAATCGGGATAACTGATTCGTAAATGTCGTCTCCGTATTCTGCGTATAATCCTGAATGGCCGTTTTTAATGTTGTGAATGTAAAAGCCATGTTACGCACTCACCGTTACGGGACCTGCGGACGCATTTGCGCCGCCCCCAGCAACATCGCCCGAGGAAGCAGTGCCACTAGTGGCAACAAAAGTATATCTCTCAGAATTAACTTTTGTTATCGAAAACCCTGCCGCAGTTTCTAGCATACTCTCTGCAAAACCATCGAAAGGAGCTACATCTCTAAATGTTACGGTATCTCCTGTTGAACGACCATGCCCTGGTTCTGTAACAGTTATTGTGGTTGTTGCTGCCGTGCCTGAACGGAAACTATTGAAGGGTAAGAGAACCGTAACAGCGGGTTCTGTTCTATCTGGCCGAGGGTTTTTTAAAGCTTGTGGGTCCCCTACTACTTTAACAGGGTTTAGTTGAGGTTGTTTAGATTCCCACTCATCTTTCCCTACTAAAAAACCCGTCCATTCTTTTCTCATGTGGCGTAATTTATACGCGACACCAGAACGGTCTGAGATTCCTTGAGCATATTTATTAGAAGCAAATTTAGGCATTACCCTGTGACCCGTAAACTAGATTCGGAGGGAACTATGGAAAGAGATGCTCTATCCCTGTCTTCGGAAGCCGCCCTCTCAAACTCCTCTTCATAAATAGTTTTTAGAAGTTGTACTCTTTCCGGCGCTCGTTTCAAAGATAAGTAGTAAGCTAAACCGGCAGTCAGGCACGGGTAAAATCGGAAAGGAACTTGCGCTGTATTAACCGACGCATCCGCATCATCTATACGAACTAACCTATCGTAAACCAATTGATCGGTACTGTTTTCGGGAGCAGGCCATATTTTAATTATGGGTGTAATTTGACGATCAACATAAAATTGAACAGGCCTTCCTGTAGTCGTCTTATCTGGAATATTTAAATAATCATCACGGCTCATGCGTTGTATAGCAATATCCTGCCCGCTACGACGAATAACAGAGGATAAAATATCTATGGACGATTGAACATCTTCTAAGGAGGGGGCGGCAGAAACAGTTGTAGTAGCCGCGCTAGTTCCTCCGGTTATTGTCTCTGTAGCCACAAAAGTTCCGGAAGGAATTGTAATGGTCATACTGGTCGCGGTAGGCTTTGTTATTACAGAGGCTGTGGCTGCGCTGGTGCCCCCGGTTATGGTTTCCGCAAGGGAAAAACTTCCACTGGCTGCTACAGATAAGGTAATTATACCCAAGGGGTATTCTATTATATCTGCGGCAACGGGCTGAATTACTTGCTCAATGGTCCAACGATTAAGACCTCTATTTGCCCAGTCTGCAAACAATAGGTTAAGGGAGCGGCGAGCGGTTCTAGCATCGTATCCAGTTCTTAACTCCAGACCACAACGCTCAAAAGCTTCCTCTATATATTCAGCGACATCGGGCGCAAAATCTTTTGATCCGGAAACAGCCATAACAGTGAGCGCCCCTCAACTCCAAAGAGCCGTTTTTATAGCAAAAGCTATCTGCCCTAAAAGCAAAAGTCCCACGGCCCAAAGAATTTTATTAATACCATCCACACCTTTTTGTATGTGAACAAGATCATTGTTTTTTATAACATCTAATCTCTCAGATAAAAGTTTTAAATCCCCCCGAACTTCAACAATATCGAGTTGATTTTTCCTATCCAAAGATTCCGACATGACCCTAGTATTCTTTTAAACAGTAAAGTACTACTGAGTAAGTATCCCCACTGCTATGACCTACTGTTGTAAACTGTATGTCTCCTGTCTTGCCGCCTGAAGCGGCGACATTAGGAAGACCGCTCATATCAGAATAATCTAAAGTATCGGAATAATCAGCGGGTAATTCAGCCGCAATAACATCAGTGCTTGCATCCCACAGTATTTTTACGCCCATACCGACATTTGAAAAAACAATTTTTTCAAGCCTAACTCCTGTACAAGCGGTTCCATCTTGGAGAGAAGATAGTGCCGATACATCTACTTTAGTAACAGCCGCTTCCCCACTATTATCACTGGTATTGGTACAATAAATTACGGCAGTCTTAGCACCGTCAATTACTGTTGTTGTTGTTACAGCATCAGCCATGTGACTCTCCTATAAAGGAAGTTAGAGGGGGGTAACCCCCTCTAATCCAAATTTCACCTTATACGGTAGAGCCGTATTGAGTCATACCGTTGGTGACACGTTGGGCACTTATGTTGATGTAATCACACCATGAAGCATCCGCCGTGGTGGTTCCAGATATGGCGCAAAACCAAGGGGTCAAAGCAGATGTCGGTATGTTGGCAGTTGTCGTGGTCTTTAGAACTCGATCCACATAAAACTCTACCTGACCAGTTCCCTTCACAATGAAGCCAAGTTGACGACTATTGGTGATATTGGAGCTTGATTCCGCACCATCAGCAAAATCTATACCAGTATCGGTCTTGGTCTCGGTTCCACCGCTGTCGCAATTCGCATAAATATCGGCAGCGCCCTCAACAAGAAGAAATCCAATCTGGTTGTTTGCCGTAAAAGGAACACCTGTAGCGAAAGTGCCGTTTTCCGCGAGACCTACAAACATGTCCATGTCGTCCGCATCCGCTACGGCAACACGAGCCTCGAAGTAGATATTCTTGCTGGCTTCAGCCAAAAAGATCTCGTTACCTTGAATAGCACCGCCAGAATTATCCGTGGAGCCATCGCCCGTAGATTTTGCCCATCCACCAACATGGTCAGCCAAAAGAGTTAGTGTGCCACTGTTAAGAACAGATTTAGTCCAATCATCGGTGTCATCAATGTCAACACCAGTGAAATCATCATATTTAAAGACATAATCAGGATTTACATTGATAGGAAGGTTCTTAAACCAAGAACCCAGTCCGCTGGCATCACTGCCATGGCCGCTGTACATAACAGGACCAGAAAAACGAGTCGTACCCATAACAAACTTCCTTCCTTACAAAGGTTTCGCCCTAGAGTCTTGTAAGCGTCTGCTGGGCCAGTCGCTAGGGCTATGAAATCCCAGAAAAAAGGGGAGGGGCGAACCCCTCCCCCCATTTCTTTACGCGCCAGGAGATCCGAAGATACCCCGAGGATCCGACCAACCAAACGCATAGCGTTCACGGGCCTTGTACCTCACATTACCGGTATCAAAGTCACCTTCCATGGAGGTCCTAATCGGGGTCCGATTAAAACCTTTAAGTCCATTTGGAGCGTCCGTTATGATGAACCACGCATCCGTATCGGTAAGGAAATGGTTAACGTCATAACCTTCAGGAAGCATTCCCATGTTCCTTACAGCATTAATGTCGTTATCCGCCGTACCGGGGCGAAGCGTGGATTCCAGCAAGCGATCCGAGGTGAATTGAAGTTCTTTTGGAACAATCATTTTCATACCGCGAACTGCTACCTTCAGACCACGCTCATCAACAAATCCAGCAATATCAATGAGGGCCTGCTCAAGGCTTGTCTCATTAAGATCCGCTGCCGTTGAAAGTTCATTCCGGAAAGTGTTGCCACTTACCAAAGTGTGCGCGGTGGAACAAAGTTCCAATCCATCACCACCTGTATAGGTGCTGTCGAACGCATTGTTAAGAACCGCTGCGCCCTTGACCTCTTTGGTCTGACTCATGCTTCG